TGATCTCTACAAGGATACATACGTTGAACAGTGTATGGAAGATCCAGAGAGTTCCAGAGACAGACAGGAAGCACTCATGAACGTGCTAAAGAAACACGTTGAGGTGTCGTAGCCCAACTGGCAGAGGCGAGGATTTTAAGCGTCCTACAGGTGTGGGTTCGACTCCCACCGGCACTATATCTAGAACCCCGAGATGCCGGGGGATATAAATTGCATCGTTTGCGTCTGTGATGTAATTGGCAGCATGTCAGCCTTCCAAGCTGATCGTCCGAGATCGTGGCTCGGCAGTCGCACTGCGATTATAGCTTAATGGTTAAAGCGGCGGGTTGTGATCCCGCAAATGATGGGTTCGATTCCCTCTAGTCGCCCCAGGGCTTCATAGCATAATTGGTTAATGCCCCGGACTGTCGATCCGGTGATTGCGGGTTCGAGTCCCGCTGGAGTCGTTGAGAATAATTTAGGATTTTCACCAAAGAGGAAAGGGGATGATCTTTAATGAACATCAAAGTATATTATCGTAGAAACCTGAAAATGTCTGAGGGCAAACTGGCCGCTCAGGTGGGCCATTGTGTAGCTAATATGGCTATGAAGTATGAGAACTTCGATCTTCCCGACAAAATTATTGTGCTCAAGTCTAGTAACAGTAATTTTGAAATGATGAAGGAGTCGGCGGATCACGTTCAGGTTGATCTTGGGTATACCGAGGTGGACCCTAATACTGAAACGGTTTTGGGAATTTTCTATGAAGAGTAATATAGAGGAATACACGGTAACCCTCTTAAAGAATGCCTGTAAAATACGGGTGTCCTACGGAGAGAAAAGCTGGGAGTATTCAACGAAGATCTTTGACCGTGACGGGTTCAGGATCTTCCCTAAGAGATTATACAGATTAATCTGTGATGACATTAAGTACGCAAATATCTATGACAAGTTTATGGATAGGTACTTCGAGTGGGAAGAAAGCGAATAAAAGAGTTGACATACGGTGAATGTACTGTATAATGGGGACATAGCTCAACTGGGAGAGCACCGCCCTTGCAAGGCGAAGGTTGCAGGTTCGATCCCTGTTGTTTCCAATTACCTCTTAGGAATGATTGAAAGGAAAACCGGGGTCTGAACGTGGCAGGAATTGATCTGTAAACTCGCGACCGGGGTTTTAAAAAGGAAGAATAATGAAATCGTCAGTAGTTAAAGATCTTACAGCTATGTGTTTAGTACCTCCTATGTTGGCGTTACTTTGTATAGTTGGTTGTTTACCGGACTCACATCCGGATTCTAACTACCAGCAAAGTAGGCAAAAACGACTGAAGATGGAAATACAAAACGATCTTCATATCGTTAAGGTGGGCAAATGCCAATACGTACTGTGGTATAACGGCTACGGGTCAGATATGGAACACTACGGTGCTTGCGAACATTGTGCTAATTTTCAGAAAAAGGACAAATAATGATCAAGATCACAGTCTCAGAAGCCGATAAACCTAGTGAGCCACTTATGAAGCTGTCTGAAATGTTGGACTCTCCATATGGGACGGTCTTTCAGCAGTATATAGAAGGCAACCCCTCAAAAGAGTTCTGGATAAGCTGTGGTCATAGTGAGAAATCATTGGTAAACTTCTGGTGGGATGAAGAAGGCGGCTGTCACAAACTAAGTACAGATAGCAAGAAAACACTTAGATTACTCAAAGAGTCCATTCAGGCAAAACGTGTGGACGCAGATCTAAAATTGAAATTGAAAGTGAAAAAATAGTCAAAAAGACCTTGACAAACAGGGTCCAGTAGACTATAATATATGAGACAACAGGGGTTCCTATAAAAATCAATTTATGAAACTTACCCCTCGTCTTTTTTTTGCAAGCGTAGCTCAATTGGCAGAGCACCAGATGTTACTTGTCAACTACGGTTAAAATCAAGTTCCTAACAAATTTTAAACTGTTAGATGCAGGTTCGAATCCTGCCGCTTGCATTAGTGGTACAGAAAGTTCCTATCCGCTACTTCGGTAGCATGGTAAACCCTTTCGGGGGTTTAGGTTCAAATCCTATACTTTCCACCACAGTGATACAAATCATGGGCATAAAGAGTTCCTATAAAAAATTGAAACTTACTCTTCGCCCAGTTAAAACATAGGTATAGAGAGTTCCTATTAAACCTCTGCCGCTAGGGCCACTTCGGTGGCAAGGCGGCTCCAAAAAATCTACTCTCCACTTATTTTTTAGGAAGGACGTTAGCTATGAAAACTCTGGAATTGTTTAACGCTGTTGTAGCCAAGCCAAGCAAGTCGGTTGACCCATTCGTGTCAGACCAAGGGTTTGTTGTTACTCCAGACGCTGCTTGGGCTAAGGATCGCATCGTTGCGTTCTATGGTCAGAACAAGTTGGACGGGAATGACCTGAACAAGGGTTTCCATAAGAGTTTCGCGAGGGTACGCAACTCATCTCGTTTTGAACTTGCTATGGAGCAGATCCGTCACTACGCATCTACTTACGGTAGCAACTTTGAAGACGAAATGTACATCCCAGACGAAGTTCTGGAAGTGCCTGACGTTAAGTTGACGTTCAAGGTTGTTCGTGGTTTGACCGTGGAAGAAATGACAGAACGCTGTTTGGACATGCTTCGCTCAGGTATCGCCCTGACTGAAGAAACCGTTGACAGTTTGCTATCTATTCTACATGACGAATTGAACTACTCATTTACCGGAAAGGAAGGCGTTAAGAACAAAGAAGCGATCATCAAGATTGCTGATGCGTATGGCGTTATTCCTGACGATACAATGGAGTTCTTCCGTTACGTCATCTACCGTGCGACTGGGGAAACCCTGTTGATCAAGAATGACAAGGCTATTGCTGCTATCAAGGAATCGTCTTTTAACCCATCTGTTCAGTTCCGTGCTCATGGAGTGGACCGTCTGGCGACCATCTTCAATCGCTTTAAGCCACTGTTTTTGGCATTCAAGGGTCGATGCCCTGCTGTCATCAATAAGATCTCAAAGCTGTCTAAGACTCGTCATAAGCCTGTTCCACAGAACGCTTTGAATGAAGTGACAAGTCGTGTGTTGACTACTTGTGACCTTCACTGGTTGGACAACGCTACGCCCTTCGCTGTGTTCAAAGCTATGACTGCGGTTTTCAATCGTATGCAGGGTCAAACTGTATTCAATTACCGTATTCGTAATGGTAAGAGTTGGGTTAAGGAAGGTAATGCACCTAAGGTCTTGGACATGGTGCAGAACTTTAATTTCCTGTCTGACTACGCTACTAAGCGTTGGAATCTGTTAGGGACTAAGGTTTTCCTTCCAGAGGATGTATCATACGCTGTGCCTACCTCTGAAAAGATGTTTGTGGGGAATATTCCTACGGGCAGCAAGTTTTTCGGAGAAAAGCTATGCGTTGGGATCTACTGGGAAAATGCTTGGGGTGCTCGTGACCTTGACCTCTCTGCCAGTGCTATTACTGGTGAAAAGATTGGTTGGAACGCTGGGTACTCTACGGGGTTACTTACTTACAGTGGGGACATTACTAACGCTCCTAGCGGGGCTGTGGAATACCTACACTGTAAGAGTGGGACTAATCAGCCTTGGCTTGTACATAATAACGTATACTCAGGGTCTGATACATCCGGATACAAGATCATTGTTGGTGCTGGAGACAGTGTTGACAAGAAGTTCCTGATGGACCCCAATAAGGTTACGATGGAAGTACGGACTGAAGCGGTTCAGAAGCAAATGATCCTTGGGATGTTTTTGCCTGAATCGAACGATACTCAGTCTTTTGTTCTTCTGAACTTTGGTGCTGGTCACGCAAGGGTCGGAGGTAGAAACACATTGGGAGTGCAGGCTCTGTACGAACAATACAAGAGCGTGTTTGACTTCGGACTGTTGCTACAAACACTGGGTGCGGAAGTTGTTACTGAAATCGATCCAGAGGATGAAGTCCTAGACTTCTCTGTGGATAAGTTGACAAAGGATAGCTTTACTAAGCTATTCAAGTAGGAGATTGGAAGGTTAATGTATTCCTGGGGCTAAATACCGTAGCTATCGTGAAATAAACACCAGACGTTCCCATATGCGAGCGAGGTACTGGTGATAAAAACACGACGTAGCCTGATTACAGGAAACTGTACTTCCTTTTGTTGCCACGCCAGTTGTCGCTGGCTAGTCGGGTGTTCCTCTAAATCCCGATGATTGAAGTAGGCTGACTGCCTATAAAACTACGGAGGCGGTAATTGAATTAGCCGGTGGAGGGTTAAATCCCAGTGAAGCTAGGTATGATGTAGGGGTGAGAAGCCCTGTTCGATTGCTGTTTTTTTGTGATTGTGGCCGTAATGAGACAATTGGCGACTCACCCTGACTCTCGTATTATTTCCCATAAATTGGGTGTCAGGTCGGTTTATGCAGGTTCGACTCCTGTCAATCACACTAACCATTCTGAATGGTTTTACAATACGGGGGCGTACTGGAATTGATTGGTAGACGGAGACTTCAACAACATGTGCTAGGTGGCGTGGAGGCTAGCTAAAAACCACACCAAACGATAACTGTAAACTCTTTTGCACTTGCAGCGTAAGCTGTGGGGCTTCTGTGAGCCTCATCACTCAATCACAGAGAGATCCTTCGGGAACTATCGCTAACAGCAAGAACCGTGCCTTAGGCACTAAACATGTAAAAACTGTTGATTTTGAAACCTATACAACACGCGGATTCGACTTCCGCCGCCTCCAATTCTTTTTCCCACGGTCTCCATCAGTTTTTGTGTACCTAATAATGGAAGCGGCGGAAAAGCGATTGAAAGTCTCTAATGGTTGAGACTTAACTTTAGATCTTTTAGAAAGGAATTAAGTATGAGAGGTCTTGTTTTGTTTGCTACTCTAGTAGCCTCAGTTGGTTCAGTGAGTTCAGCACAGGCGGGCGGTCCCTGTGTTACTGAGGTTCACGCGGTAGTGCCAGCGATTTACGTCGTTGAGCGACCTTCCATTTGTGTAAAACTGAAGGATCGGTTTTGCCTGATGAAGTCTCGTCTGAAGTCGTCGTTGACGACACGTAGGGTTCCAGCGTTTATAACGTCGGAAGAACTCTGTGCTGTTAAGAGGATTCGCTGTAAAGACGCTATCATTCAGCGTCAGAAAGAAGAAATTGAGGCACAGCAACGGGAGTTGGAACGGCGTAGGTCCGTAGCAGGGGTCGCTATTGTACCTTTCCAATACCGTACTTTGAAGTATTACTCAAGATAGAATGCTTAAACACCTGAGACCGGCTTTTGAGCCGGTCTTTTTTATTGGTATAGTCTAAAAATTCCAAAAACGATTTGTCTTTTAGGTGGTTGTAGACTATAATATAACAACCAAATACAATTCTTTTAACAGGAGAAACAGAGAAGTGGCAGAAGAACAAGTGGCCTCAGTAGAGGAAATGGCAAAAGTTCACCTTATGAATGTTGAACGAGAGATCGTTGGTCTTGAGGAAAAGCGAGTAGCCATTGTAGCAGAGATTGAACGACTATCGCTTTACTTGAAGCAGGGACGTTCTACATTGGGTATCGATGGGCAGGAAGCAGCACCTGAGAGTGCGTAATAATTATCAGTCCGAATTTGTAAATCTTGGAGTATCAGATGAATCAGAATTGTTGGAACGGAGCGGGTCGGCTAACTAGTGATGCGGAATTTAACACAACGAGAAAGGGAACGTCCATGTCTAAGTTTAGGCTGGCCGTCAATGATCATCGTAACGATGACACGTTGTTTATCAATGTTTTATGTTTTGGTAAGATGGCGGAAAACCTCAATCCTATGCTTCTTAGGGGCCGTTGCGTGGCTATTACTGGCAAGCTAAAGATTGACAACTACGAGGATGAAGAAAAAAACAAGAAAAGTTCCGTCTGTATTATGGCAGACGATATCTCCCTCGGTCCCGATCCATCACAGATCATACCAAGGGATAAAAATTCAGACAGATAATGGTGGTCCACCTTTCGATGATGCGATGGGTACGGGGATAGACACCACTATTTAAGCCCCGGCGGGTAACTGTCGGGGTTTTTTCGTAAATACTCTAAAGTAACCCTTGACAATCAGCCGATATAGACTATAATAAGGGGATGAAGATGATTGATCGAAGAACATTCAAGTAGGTGTATACTGAAAGAGGATTTCCCAAATGGACGACCCTAGATCTATAGACCTGATGGTAAAACTATGTAGCTACGTCATAGGAACCTTCTGGTTTCTCTGTTTTTTCAACGGTTTAACTAACAAGAGCGTGAAACCACTCAAGATCCCAGAGCGTTTTGATCTTGGGTACATAGACGACCCTCCTGAGGCTCCACCCGTAGTGGCTGTTGAGCTACCTAAGGCTAAGAAGAAAAAGAAGAAGGGTAAGAAGAAAAAGAAGGGTAAGAACGCCTCACCTAAGGCTAAACCCATCCCGCTCCCTGAACGTCAACAACATCCAGCTTATCATGATTGTGTTGACGCACTAGTGGGCCTTGGAGAACGACGAGGGTCAGCGAAACGAACGGTAAACAAGTTTCTAACCGAAAACCCACGTACAAAAACTGTGCAGGAATTTTTAACGGAGGTATTCTAATGAAAATTGTTATTGACACAGACCGCTGGAATATAGTTAAATGTCTCCGCAGGAAATTCAATAAGCCCCCTAAAAATTGGTGGCACTATCACACTAAAGACTGTGGAACAAAGTATCGTGGGTGTTCACCCGATTGCCCTAAAGATATTTATGAAGAAACTGGTAAGTGGAAGGGTTGATAAATGAGTTGTAATGAACTAAAAGAGGGAACATTTTACCTTGTCAGCACCCCGTCAGTAAAAGGTAGGTTCCAGTATGCTGGCCTAGTACGTGGCCGTTTCCGAAAACATTTATTTCAACATTTTGCCATAGATCTTTATCTTACTGAGGATGAAATTATGTGGTATGTAGAAAAGGATAAAACTAATGCGAATATATGATGAGATCCCGAAGTACAACCAAAGCGGCGACCCTGACGACTGGCATCGCTTCTTCATTGGTATGTGTGTCTATGTGTCTCAGAAGTCCAAAGACCGTAGTACCAAGCTGGGAGCGGTTATTGTTGACGACGACCACGATATCCTCTCCGTGGGATGGAACGGGTTTCCAAGAGGTGTTGACGACAACAACGCAGAGTTACACAAACGGCCCACAAAATATGCGGTTACGCAGCACGCAGAACGTAACGCTATCTACAATGCTGGTCGGAAGGGCGTATCTCTAAAAGGTGCCACGTTGTATTTGCCCTTCTACCCCACTCCATGCACAGGATGCACCACGGCTATCCTTCAAACCGGCATTAAACGCATTGTGGGTACGCCCTTCAAATTTACTGGAAAAGGTAAACAGTGGGATGAAGACTTAGCGTTTGCACAAACGTTGATTGAGACCACGCTCCAACGCGGCTCTGACCTCAGGGTTATCAAGCAGTATATTGTTGATGTGGGTGAAAATCTGGACATTCGTAATTTCTATGGAGTCAAATAATGGAATTAAACCTAACGGCCCCGATCAACACCCTAGGCTATGGCGTAGCCGGGATGAATGTCCTCAAGGCACTCTGGAATCGTGGCGTAGAGGTATCACTATTCCCAATATCTGGCCCGGATAGCATTAGCGTTTCTTGTCAAGAAGACCATACAATAGTACAGAGATCTCTTGACCTAGCCAAAAACGGGTACAACCCAGAAGCCGCCTCAGTGCGTCTGTGGCATCAGTTTGACCTAGCCCAACACGTTGGTCGCGGAAAGCATATAGGGTTCCCTATCTTCGAGCTAGACACCTTCACGAAGCAGGAAATACACCAGCTACGGTCTTGTGATGAACTGATGGTATGCTCAGAGTGGGCTAAGGGTGTTATTCAGGATCATGGACTGGGTAATACAATCCACGTAGTGCCCCTAGGTGTAGACTCATCTGTATTCCTGCCTGCCAACCGAGTCCCTAAGGATAAGACGGTTTTCTTCAACTGTGGCAAATGGGAAGTGCGTAAGGGACATGATATCCTCATTCAAGCCTTCAGGCTGGCCTATGAGAAGAATCCCAACATCGCACTGTGGATGATGTGCCACAACCCCTTTAACGACCCCGCAGAGAATAGGAAGTGGGAACATCTGTACGATCACCCCGGAGTTGAACTTATTCCGAGGGCTGAGACACAGGAAGGCGTGTATAATATGATGGCCCGAGCGGACTGCGGCATCTTCCCCTCTCGTGGAGAGGGTTGGAATCTAGAACTCTTAGAGATGATGTCGGTAGGTAGACATGTAATTGCTACCAACTACTCTGCTCATACGGAGTTTTGTAACGCTGATAACTGTACGGCAATAAACGTCGATGATACTGAGTTGGCATATGACAACAAATGGTTCTTTGGACAAGGGAAATGGGCAAAAATCAATGAAAATACTATCCGCGATCTTTCGGACGCTATGCTGGCCTTTGCGGCTACTGACACCAAAACCGTCTCAGAAGAAGGAATCACTACCGCCAGCGAATTCACATGGAGAAACACAGCAGACAAAATCGTCGAGGGATGCCTCTGGAGCTAAGGGTCGCCCTGCGTGCGTCTGCTACAGCGTTGACGAAGACGGTGAGATTGTCATAGACGTGGGAATGGATGACTATTCTCCGGAAACCATAAAGAAGTTCGCCCTGTTAATCGCTTCTATTCCAACGACGGCTTTTCAGGTCCAATCTATGCAGATCCTGCAAACGGCGTTCGAAAGAGACTCAAAATCGGATGAATTCAGTACATTTGTCAAATCAGTTATACTTAAATCGACTATCCTTGAGGATGGCGATCAATACATACAAGGAGAAGAGGAAGGCTTAACAAAAAGGAAATCTGGAGATACTCCAGTAATTAAACCTACAGACCTTTTTTAAGGGCACTACCATGAAAACAAATAACAAAGTGGGTTGGCAAAAATACGAAGATTTACTACAAAGTCAGCTTGAGTCTCCATTGTTAGACATGTTGCACAAACAAGCGGGAGAGGTCGAAGACTTTGAAGAAGAAGACGTGCCTTATCAAGATGAACAAGATAGGAAAGAGGGCCAAATGCTCATTCCTATTAACGAGCGGCTAATGGAGAATATCTCTATAGCATCAAATTTTAACTGTTGGATGGGACACACCAACTTCAACATAACGGAGGAAATAAGGGACACACTGAGCGAAACTAGCGGCGTGGAAGTTTTAAAAATCTGTAGTAGATATAGGTTTTTTGTTGGGATTGGAAGAATGTTCGACTTCAGTGAAGTTAGAGCGGAGATTGAAGAAACTATTACAAGTAAAGGAAAAACACATGAAAAAGAAAATCCAGAAGTACCTGAATGATGAAGACGTAATGAACATCGCATACAGTGCGGCGTCATCTTTTGCTACGGTTTTGTCACAGGATGAGATCCAAAGTTGTATTTTAAACGCACTATGGAGAGCGTCAGAACGGTACAATAAGCGTAATGGGACCAAATTCACTTCCTATCTACACACGGGTGTGGTGTACGAGTGTCTCAGTCAAAGAAAGTTCAATAAATCCCAAAAAACCGCTGTTCTTCATGAAAACGTTGAAGATAAACACGATCCGGTCGCTCAAATTGACATGTTGGACACTATTTCGGCAAAATGTGAAGATCCGTCACTTATAGTGGATAGGTTCTATAACAACATGACGATCAAGGAATTAGCGGAAGATAGGCAAGTTTGTGGCGAGACTATTCGTGTTAGACTTCAGAAAAATCTGGAAAAACTGAAAGTTTCGCTTTTAAAAAGTGTATAATATCACAGGAATTGGAATTACAGTCGGACACGGACAAATCTAAAACTTTTCATTTTTACTTACAGGAGATTTAATGTGGCTACTGTAGCTCCAAGTGGTGCTGGCGACCAGCCAGCCGTTGAAAATCGTGATGGTGGAACTGTTGTACACGGTGGAACTCCCGCCTCAGACAGTCCTATTAACAACAACCTTATTCTTTCCACACTGGCTGACGACGTAGGTCAAAGCTATGGTTCTAAGGTAATTGCACAAGATGGTACAGGATCTCAATATACTGACAAAGTTGGTATTTCTGGTGCTGTTCCCGGTGCTATAACAGAAGGTACTACTCAGCTTGGTTATCAGGCTAATGGCACTGAGTGGGTTGTTCAAGGTGGTAATGTAACAACTACCTTGGGTGGTGTAGCTAACACACTACTAATTGGTGGTGCTGCTGATGTTCATGGTGCTGACCCTCTTAGAGGATCAACTACGCAGTCTTCAGGTACTCATCTGTACGGAACGGTCGATATTGACGTTCTGGCAGCACCTGCGTCTGGTTACAACTCGTTTGTAACTAAGAGCGGTAATACTGGTGTTGCTTCTGACTTTGTTCGTCCAAGCGGTGCTGGAGATGAGGCTTCTGCCGACGCTGCCGCAAACACAACTCGTGCTATTCCGGGTGAGTTGACGTATATGTTTGGTGGCAAAAATCCTCAGAGTGACGACTACAAAGCACAAGACTCTTATGAATCTTAAGATGGCTCGTTCGTAGGAGTCATTATGAATGTCACCATAGATGAAATTGTAGCCATCGCATCTCTGGTGGGTGCGATTGGCTCTGCTATTATTTTTCTGTGGCGTTTCTTCAAAGTTACTCGTGTTTGGTTTAAAGACCAGAAAGAAATCAAGAATAGTATCTTAGAAATCAAATCCGAAGTCAGTTACAACGGAGGTGGTTCTATTAAAGATATGGTATTGAAACTTTCCAACACCTGTGATCGCATGGAAGTACGCCAAACAGTTATTGATCAACGTTCGAAGATAGCGTTGCATTATCAGGATATGTGTCTCTTTGAGACTGATAGGGAAGGAAATCTAATCTGGGCTAATGAAAATTTCTACCAACAAACTGTTGGTCAGGGCGACATTAGCGGTGGATTAGACTGGGTTACGGTTATAGACGACGAAGAAAGAGGGAATTTCTTAGACGAACTTAATTCCTGCTTAATGATGAGCAGAAGAATTGACATCGAAACCGTATCTGTAGATAAAAGGAAACTTCGCTTCATTGGACACCCTTATCGATTAGATGATGGTCAACATGAAGGATTTCTAATTCACATCAAGATACAGGAGTAACAAATGGGATCTAAGAAGTTCAAACTTAATATTTCCGACCTAAGTAATTTGGGTAAAAACGCACTACTTGTTGGCGGTGCTGCCGCTGTAACTTACGTAATGCAAAACCTTGGTGAACTAGACTTGGGCGATATGGGTGCTCTTGTAGTACCTATCATTGCTCTAGCTCTTGACACCGTTGTTAAGTGGATGAAAAATAACACTGACGACAAGGAGTAGTCATGAGGGAGTTTGATACACCACGCTCTCTCTTAAACGCTTATCGTGATGGTTTTGAGGGGAGCGTATGTGACCCTAAAGAGACTGCAGAGCTACTTGGTAAGTTAAAGACTCCCTTATTTGGTGCAGCAGCTTTCGGGTTGTATGGCTCAGGGGAGGGGAAACTTTCCCTTCCCTTTAAGTCATTACTTAGATTTGACCCTAACTTCGGGCCAGATGAGCAGCAAACAACAGGAGACTGTGTAAGTCACGCGACGAGAAATGCGTTAGATATCAGTCGTTCTGTTGAAATTGATATCAAAGGCGAGTCAGAATCTTTTGAATGTAGAAGTGCTACAGAAGGTATCTATCAATCGCGTAGACATAGTGGGCAGGGTATGACCTGTTCTGGGGCCGCTCAATATGTTCATTCTAAGGGTGGTATCTTACTAAGAAAAGACTATGGAAAAATAGACCTATCTGTCTATAATTCAAGTCTAGGTGCAAGAAAACGCATCCCAGCGTCTATCTATACGACTGAGGCAAAGAAGCACCAAGTCAAAACGATTAGTATGGTTACGACCATTCAGGAGGCACGAGACGCCCTCGCTAACGGGTATGCCCTCTCTGTATGCTCTGGTTACGGTTTTTCTTCTAGGAGAGACGCCAAGGGCATAGCAAAAAGATCTAGTGGCTGGTCACACGCTATGGCATGGATTGCTTGTGATGACACGAACGACAGGTTCAATGAAACACTATTCCTTGTACAAAACAGTTGGGGTCGATGGAATTCCGGTCCTAAGGTGCATGGACAGCCTGATGGTAGCTTCTGGATTCGCGAAAAGGACGCGAGAGGAATGCTGGCTAGTCAGGGGTCTTGGGTCTTCAGTAACGTAGACGGTTTCCCTGCTAGGGATTTACTAGACTACGGCACTTCAACATATTTGTAGGGTATAAAATGAGAAACTTACTTTTTGCTACATTATTAGTATTTACTTCATCCTCATCAGGATCATGGGTTTATAGACCATACGTGGTAGTAAACTTAGCTAAAGCTATCATGACCTCGGGAGATTCTCCAGAAGCCCCAGTAAACGACCTTTGTGATGGAACTGGATGGATCACTCATGGTGACGGTCACAAGACGGAGTGCCCCGGTTGTCTAGCTTGTAAGAATAAAGCCCCGGAACCCATCGTAAAAAAGTGCCAGTGCGGTTGCAAGAAGTCAAATTGCAACTGCATCAAGGGTCAAAAAGCCGCACGGTGTACACAGCAAAACGTTCAAAACGCCCAAACAAACGGACGGTTCGGAGGAGTTGCCCTACTAGACGCGGCTGACCGAAATAACATTATGGTTTACCATATGGGTGCCAGTTGGTGCCAACCGTGTAGAGATATGAAAAAGAAAACGTGGGCAAATTCAGAATTGAAGAAATTTATGCTTGACAACGGCATAACACTTCATATAATAGATGAAGATGATGAGGATAAGGACAACTCAAAATACTTCAAGTACTATAAGATTGGTGCTTACCCAACTATGTTAGTTGTGGGTCGCGACGACCTGAATAACCCAGTTAAAAGGGTTGAGGGTTTTCGGACACACCAAGAAGTACTTTCCATCTTAAAGGCTGAAATTGATGAATGACAACAAGTTGACTGAATTGGCGGAGCGGGTACAAGTTTATGCTCAGGCTGAAAACAAGAAATTTGGCATTGATCCACTGACGCTGCTAACGATCTTCAAGATCATGATGACCCTCATTAATTTGCTCTACCGATGCAGAGGAAGCGAAGAGTCTGTTAAGGGTTCCATTAAACGACCGGGATTCATGGCACGTTTTGTCATGCGTAGAGTTATCGCTAAGAGATTACTACGTAGCGAACGGAAGGCTGCTTACAATGCTCTAATCACTGTCTCCGGTCAACTATCAGAGAAAGAATTGAGCGAAGTTATTAGCTCACACAAATCATTTAAGAAAAACCTATAGGAGGGACAGTGTAGTGACGACATTTCAGATGATCATAGTTGGTCTAGGAGTACTACTGGGTGGTAGTACATTTTGGGGGCAGATTAGGGGTATCTTGCCTAAAATCTTAAAGCAGGTCAAGGACGCGAAAAAAGAAGACGATATTGTTCCTACGTCGGAAAAGAATGACCATCCAGAGGTGTGCTCTAAAGATTCACTATGCACTGTAGTGTCATGCTGGGAGGATCTCAGAAACCAACTTGTTAATCGCGGGTTGACGGAAGCTATCTCTGAGTTGGATAAGATCTTCCCACTATTTGTTGTCATGGATGAACCAGTGCAAAGTGCGGAGTTTGTCGATCAAGACGGGGGACAGGTGGCATGAACAAAAAAACAAGACTTATCGCCGCCTTCATTTTAGTACTTACAGGTCTCTTTGGGGAACAATCAGTTCAGTGGGTAAAGGATAACGTAGACTTTACCCCAAACACGCCAGATGTAGTTGTCGTAGACGAACCGTCTGATTCATACCAGAAGATGGTTAAAAACGTTGTAGATATTGACATTAGCAAAGAGCATTCATCTGTACTCGGACCCTTCTTCGCTGAGATGGCAAGTGTTATTGAGACTGACCCCGGCTTCTTAAAGAGCACTGGTCAGTTCCGTGAATTCAACATCATGGCTGGTGCGATGAACTTTGCTGGTCAAGATATCAAGGGCATCTACCCAGATCTAGGTGAAGCTATCGATAAAGCAGTGATTTCTGCTATCGGTAAAGAAAATGTACCATTAGATGGTGACCGTCGTGAACGACTTGTGAAGATCCTAACCGCTATTTCGTGGGGTACAAGTCAATGACAATAACAGGTCGCCTTGTTGACACAGTCCTTGAACATCTAGGTGTAACAAAAGAACAAGTCGAAAGGGTTAAAACCATCATTGATATGGTTGAGTTTAAAGTGGAAGACGGCAAGAAGATTGCCACCATACAGCTTGGAGAGGGAATCGAAGTGACAATTGTCCAGCCTGACAAACCTCTCGACTAAGAAGTAGATTCAAATTGATAGTCCTCTTGCGGCTTTTATGCGGCGAGGGGACTTTTTTTGTACTTTCTTATTGACAATACGGGGTCTGCGGGATATAATAGAGTGATCCTCCCGGATGTGTCGATCTTAACCATAAGGAACCAGTATGCAAGTGAAGAAGAGAACGGGGGAGAAGGAAGATTTCTCCGTTGAGAAAATCCACAAAGTACTTGAGTGGGCTACGAAAGGAATCAATGGCGTCAGCTTCTCAGACATTGAGATGAACGCTAACCTATCTCTGTACGATGGGATACCAACAGAGGATATCCACAAAGTCCTCATTAAGAGTGCCAACGATCTTATCTCAAAATCGGCACCAAACTATCAGTATGTCGCCGCTAGACTACTGAACATGCAGCTACGCAAAGAAGTGTGGGGTAGTGGGAACCAGCCAACTGACTTCTTGGTATTCATACAGAGAAACGTGGACAACGCTATCTACGACCCGTCTATCCAAGAAAGATGGACTGGAGCAGAAGTAGACGCATTCGGTAAGTACATCAATCACGGTCTCGACGATCAATTCACGTACGCTGGCCTACAACAGTTGATTGACAAATATCTCGTTAAGAACCGCAGTACAGGTGAGATCTACGAGACCCCTCAGTTCGCCTATATGGCTATCGCTATGTGTTTGTTTGACACTGTAGATGAGGTAAAAAGGGCTTATGATTGCTATTCCACATTCAAGATTAATCTCCCCACCCCAATTATGGCTGGTGTTCGAACTAATATACGTCAATTCGCTTCCTGCGTGCTGGTTGATATCGATGATAATCTAGATGCCATCTTTGGAAGTCTTCACGCTGTAGGGCGGTATACTGCACGTCGTGCTGGGATTGGACTGAACATTGGGCGTATGCGTCCCATCAATTCGCCCATCAGAGGCGGTGAGGTGATCCACACGGGCCTGATCCCGTACCTAAAGAACTTCGAGTCGTGCGTCAAGTCAACGTCCCAGAACGGGCTACGTGGTGGCTCTGCGACGGTACACCTTCCTTTTTGGCATTATGAGGTTGAAGACATAATGGTCCTCAAGAATAATGCTGGAACGGACGATAATAGAGTACGTAAGCTAGATTACTCTGTTCAGTTTTGTAAACTGTTCTACGACCGTTTGATTGAGAATCAGGATATTACCCTGTTCAGCCCTCATGAAGCCAAGGGTTTGTACGAGGCGTTCGGTAACAACGAAGAGTTCGAGAAATTATACGTGAAGTACGAAAACTCTAGATCTCTCAAGTTTAAGAGGAAGATACCAGCACGTAAGTTAGCTGAGATCTTTGCTAGGGAACGTCTGGAGACTGGACGTGTGTACAGCATGAATATCGATACTGCCAACGAACATGGTTCTTGGGATGTGCCAGTGTATATGTCTAACCTGTGTCAGGAGATCATCCAGCCTACAAAACCCATCAAGGCTATTGATGACCCCGATGGAGAAATTGGTATCTGTATTCTGTCAGCACTAAACCTACTTGAACTCAACAGTGAGAAAGAGGTAGAAGATGCTTGTACGATGGCAGTACGAACTCTGGAATCTGTTATTGATTACCAAGATTATCCTGTTCTCGCTGGTGAGAACTTTACTAAAAACAGACGATCTCTTGGTATTGGCATAACAAACCTAGCCGGTTTTCTAGCTAAAAACAAACTGAAGTACGGTGAGGAAGCTGCCCTCCAACTTGTTCACGAGTCTATGGAGCAGATCCAGTGGAATCTCCTAAACGCAAGTTGTGAGTTGGCTAGGGAAAAGGGGCCGTGTGAGAAGTTCCAAGACACTAAGTATGCTCGGGGACTACTACCTATTGACTGGTACAAGAAGACCGTAGACCAGTTGGTTGAGCCAGTCTACAACATGGATTGGGAGGGTCTTAGGGAGAGAATCGCTAAGTGGGGTCTTAGGCACTCAACTATGTCTGCCATTATGCCCTGTGAGTCGTCCAGCGTCATCCAGAACAGCACGAACGGCCTTGAGCCAGTACGTAGTCTATTGATCCACAAAAAGGCCAAGAACGGCATTCTGAAACAACTGGTGCCAAACTACCATATGCGTAAGAATTTCTATACTATGGCTTGGGAAATGGAAGACAACAAGGGTGTCATAGATACCGCCGCTGTTATCCAGAAGTTTACTGATATGAGTATGAGTACAAATCTGTACTACAACTACGGTCAGTACGCAGATGGGAACATTCCACTGAGCGTAATTATTAAGGATCAGCTTTATGGTTACAAGATGGGGTTGAAGAACTTTTACTACGCCAACACGCCTGACGGCGATGGTGACACCGAGAAGGAGATAAACTGTGAATCGGGAGCATGTGCGATATGAGAGATATATATTCTAAACTGTTAATATTAGTACAGGACGTTTCTATTGAGCATCCATCAGGAGGTAAGGTTGTCTTAGAGAACGACCCAATAAGTTTTGCCTTCTTATTTTGTGCCACTGCGGTAGCGTTGACTTACCTTGTTTTTAAGATTAAGAAACTCAAAGACAAAGAAGATTGAAGTTGCCGTCATGACATTACAACAGCTTAAAGAATTACGAGAGGTAAATAAAAATGGACAGAAGAACATTTAACAAAGCGTTGGGTGGATTATTCGCTGGGGCGTTTCTACCTATTACTGAGCCTATAGTAGCTGGTATAGTGCCGGGTGCGGCTCATATGCCAAGTCACTTTGGTTTGACACATTTTGGACTGACTAGCAGTTTTACGTTAGAGCCTATACTAGGAAGTGGAAAGTTAGAACCTTTTATAGATATAGAAGAAGAACCAATAGTAGAGGGTGAGTTCGCTTTCTATGCAGACGAAGAACGCACCATCGAAAACACGGTTTTCTTTGAGGGGAAAAGTAAGAAGTGGGATGTAGTATCTGAGCCTCAGCCGGAACCTAGTGATCAAACTAATGTTTTAGAGGGCGAAGTCGTAGGCCGTGTAATAGACGATAGTGCTATGAGGTGTTACTATGAGATGAAATCCGTAGAAATGTTCCTCCCAAACGATGGTGATCAAATTAACCTCATGGATATCCAGAAGGATAAGCGGTACGACATTGTTCTTAAATTTTCAACGAATGATGCAACGGGTAGCGTAACCATGCGAGACGCCTTAATCACAGACATAGTAACAGTGAGTGACAATGAAAACAATTTTCAATCTTAAAAACGTGGACCCTATGAGTCAACCCCTATTTATGGGGAAAGATCTAGGAGTCCAACGTTATGATGTTCTCAAGTATCCGGTCTTCAAAGAACTGGATAGCAAGCAGATGATGAACTTCTGGCGACCCGAAGAAATCGAACTCAAGAAAGATCGAGGCGATTTCAAGGAAATGTCAGATAACGAAAAGTTTATCTTTACGTCCAATCTCAAGTACCAGACGATGCTGGACAGCGTCATCTGCCGTGGTGTACCAACGCTGCTTGAATTCGTCACAAATACCGAACTTGAAGCCTGTCTGATGACTTGGCAATTCTTTGAGAAAATTCACTCTCAGAGCTATTCCTACATCATTCAGAACGTCTATGCTGACAGTTCAGAGGTTTTTAGTGGGATTTATGACGATAAAGAGATAATTCAGCGGGCAAGTAGTGCTATTCAGGACTATAATAACCTGATGGGGATGGCTTGCGAGAGCACCAAACTGTCAGACCTGAGGCGTCAGATTTATATGACGGTCATCAGTATCAACATCTTGGAAGCTGTACGGTTTTACGTCAGCTTTGTTTGTAGCTTTGCTTTCGCGGAGAACAAGAAGATGGTCGGCAATGCTGATATCATCAAGCTGATCAAGAGGGACGAGGCACTACACCTAGCGAACACTCAGGAGATTCTAAAGATCCTCCACAAGGAAGAGAGTGAGGGTTTTATCAAGACCGCTAAACAGTGCCAGAGTGATGCCATTGAGATGTTTGAGCGTGCCGCTGAAGAAGAAAAGAAGTGGGCCTCATATCTGTTCAAGGACGGTTCAATTATTGGTCTCAACGAAGTAATCCTACATCAGTATATTGATTGGCTGTGTATGTCACGCCGAAAGACAATTGGGTTGCCTTATGACAATGTCGGGAAAAACCCTATTGCTGGTTGGACTGAGCACTGGATGAGCAGCGAATCAGTGCAAGTTGCCCCTCAGGAACACGAGATCACCAGTTACAAGATTGGTGCTAGTAAGAACGATTTGGAAGACATGGACTTTGGAGATATGACACTATGACAGAGCAGCACGCGGATCAGACGGCGAGAATGAATATGATGAATCAGCTTCAGGAAATGGGGCGGGGTCATTTTGACATACCCATGTCTGGTGTATGTGAGGCGGGAGTAGATGAGAATGGTGATAATTTCTACTTTACCAGTGTTATTGCGAATAGGGATGGTCTACCCAATAAGAACGGAGATATCTTTCCAATAGATATTAGTGACTGGCCGATGACATGTGGGGTAGCGTTGGCTCTTGAGCACGACAAACCAGTGTTCAATGTGGCGGAGATGATGCCCAATCTCTATTCGTGTTCACACGGTACTACTCACAAGTACCCTCTGATAGAGTTAATTGACAATGTTATTGGGTGGCACTACGACCGAAATCTAATAGATGGTAGCACAGATAAGGACCAAACCCTAAAGCTGGCACAGGAGTTGGGTGAGTTGTCCGACAGCGTGTGTAAAGGTAAGGATATCAGGGACGATATCGGGGATATGTTAGTCGTCATGCTGAATATTACTGAGAGAAACAATATCTCTCTCGAAGACTGTCTTGAGAAAGCATGGGACGACATTAAAGACCGTAAGGGCAAAATGATCGACGGAATCTTCGTCAAAGAATCTGATCTATAAGGGGTCACATGAGAAAAGCTAAAAAAGGTAAAGCGAAAGTGGAAAGATGGAGAGTTACTCCCCTAGAGGCTAAGACTGAAAATCAAAAAGACTACATTCGTGATATTGCTGAATATGATATCGTGATATGTTCCGGACCCTCTGGATCTGGCAAGTCTTTCATCGCCTCGGGTATGGCTGCTCACAAATTACATAGCGGAGATACTAAGCAAATAATCGTATCTCGCCCATTGGTATCTACAGGCAAAGATATTGGCTCTCTACCCGGAGAGATGAACGAGAAGATAGCACCGTATTTACTTCCTATGGAAGAGAACCTCAAATATTTTCTTTCACAGACTTACTACGGACACTATTTCAATAATGGTGCTATTCAATATCGCCCTCTGGAACTGATGCGTGGAGCAACTTTTCATGATTCATTTATGATTCTGGACGAGGCACAGAACTGTACACTAGATCAGATCAAGATGTTCATAACACGCATGGGTAGGAATACCAAAGTGTTAATAAATGGTGATATCAACCAGAACGACCTGTATGGCTCAAGCGGGCTAGCTATTTGTATGGATAAATTAGAAGACGTTGAGGGGTGTGCTATTTGTGAGTTACAGTATAGCGATATTCAACGTAACGGTCTTCTGGGCAACGTAATTCAAGCACTGGAGAATTAAATGCCAGATTACGACTATGAGTGCTCAGAGTGTGAGCACTTCCTTGAGGATGTGACACAGGGGATAACTGAAAAACCATTAGAACTCTGTCCAGCGTGTGGGGAACCCGCGTTGTTCAGAGTTATTTCTGGTGGACTAGGATTCCAAGTGAAGAAGGTGGAGACTATTGGTCAATTAGCGAATAAAAACGCTAAGATCTATAAGACCCAAATTGCGGAAGCGGCGGCTAAGAAAAAAGAAGAGACGCCGGAAGAACCCAAGACTTGGGTGGACAAATTTGGCGGAGACGCCACTAGTCAGGAGATCAACAAAATGTCTCCTAATCAAAAAACACGTTATGTTATGGAAGGTAAAAAATGACAGAAAAAAGACAGATGCGTTATGTTGACAAACCCCTTGCTATTTCAGATACGCGAGAGGAAGAACTCTTCGATAGAACTGGCTCTCTGGTAGAAGAAGAAAATAAGCACAAAGTACCACATTACGCTAAAACGATTTCTAATATAGAAGCCAACGTTTCGACGGTTTACTATGTCCTGACACACACGGGAACGCTGATGGACCCTATGGGGCCGTACAGTAAGAGACAACGTAATCTTGATACCAAAATGAAGCGGGTTTCCAAGGGCACGTTCGATTTGTACTTGACTTACCTCAAGACTAACAATTCTATTTACTTAACGAAGGCACAAAGGGGATTTTTGAATGACTAAGAAGGGACCACTAAGCAAAGCGGAGAAGTTCTACATTGAGAACCATGTAGACGTGGGAGTGAAGGAACTGTGTAAGGATTTGGACCGAGCACAAACGGCGGTAAAAAAGTTTATCAGCACGCTTCCTAAAAATAATACCGTAACTACTAAAAGTGAGGGTAAAGGACGAGTGTTTGATCAGTTTGCTAGAAACGAAGAGGGTGGTGCGACTGTTATGACGCCCGCTGCTGCTGAAATGGCTGATGAAATGAGAAAGAAGCCAACTCAAACTCCCAGAGCAGGCCGCTGTACTACTACTGTTAAGTAAGGAAAATCATGGATAATCAAAGATGGGCACAATTCTATCGCAGTAAGAAGAGTAACACTAAGTACGTCTTCATTAAGGCGATGACTACTGACGGTGAGCACTTTTTCTGTCAAGATTACGAAGAGTGGTTTGACGTAAAGGAGTACTGTGACAAGAATTCCGTCTTTATTCAGGATTTGCACTTGCAATTTCGCTCTAACCGAACTATAATAGATGTAGCAGAAGCTGACGCTATTTATGTTGTACGGTCGGTTTTGGGTGCGATGGGTCAGGAAACGAAGCACTATCTTACCATTGGGGTCTTATCTGACGGTAAGATGGTGAAGCGTATGTATATTGTACCAGAGTTGATCAAGGAAAAAGAGTACGAAGACACATTAGACAACTGTTTCGACGAGGCTTTGATCTACAATGAAAAAACGAAAACGAACAGACAAGAGCAGGTACAAACATGAGTCAACAGGCGATCACTGCACCTGTGCGGCCTACGTGGCTGAAATCATGTGTAAGAAGAACGCCGAGAATAAGAATGAGGGTTCACTACCGTATAAGTTCTGGAGTAAAAAACCGTGGGACTGGACCTTCAAACGACAGCTATTCGTAGCTAACAAATTGATCAAGAAATTTAGTGAGGCGGGAATTGTTAAAGCTATCACCTCTAATGAATTCCGAAAGATATTCTCTCTCAACCATCCTCAGGCAGAGAGAATCATCCGCAAATATCACCTAATAGCGGAAGAACAGAGTAAGGCAGAAAAACAAGAAGTTGTGTACACGGAGAATCCAACTGTACGCAAGAAGACATACGGTAAAAAGAACATCCTACAAAAGTTGAGGAATATTGAGAATGGCAAAAAAAGCAGCGAAGAAGGATAATAACAAAGAGGTAGGGGACGTATTGATAGATGGTATTACTAAGAAGTACGGTCAGATTATTGAGTCTGGAACTAAGGTGTTGGAAACACTGGAGACATTTGACGTTCTGAGTGTATCGCCAGCGTTAGATCTCGCCCTAGGAGGCGGCTTCAGAGAGGGACAATGTGTTAATATTACAGGCGATCCAAAAACTGGCAAGACAACAACAGCCCTTTATTTCGCTGCTAAGGCACAGAAAGCCGGGAAGAAAGTGTTCTACCTAAACACTGAGGGTCGACTAACCAAAGAGAACTTCACTGGTATCAAAGGTTTGGATATTGGAGCTATTAGTATTGTACAGGCTACAGATAAAGAACCCAGAGTCTCTGCTGAGACATTCCTAAACACACTAGAAACCCTAATCAAGCAAGAACCGGGTATAGTGTGTATCGTCGATTCAGCTTCAAACATGGTGCCGGAAGACGAATTAGATGGTGAGATCCGTACGGGTGTGAGAAATGCCCTACCTAGGCTACTGTCTATGTTCTTTAAGCGTGTGAGTGGAGACGTAGCTCGAATGAAGTCTATCGTTATCTTCATCACTCACAATATTGCTAACACTGGTGGTAGCCGCTTCGCCCCAAAGAAGATGGCCGACTGTGGAAACATGTTACAGTTCCAAGTTAATACAAATATGGTGATCACACATCGTGGTAAGTGGGAAGTACCAAAAGAGTCTGGTAACCATGTGGGTCAAGTTGCCAACTGGAAAATCCTAACCTCTGCCGCTGGAGGTATACCCAACAGTCTTGCTGAGAGTTGGATTAAATATGGCGTTGGAATCGATGAGGCACAGGAGATCTGTCACATAGCTACACAGTTCGCCCTGATATCCGCTAAGGGGGCTTGGTATACCGTTGGGTGCTTCGTCGATAACAAAGATGACCCAACCATCCAAAAACACCTGAAGGCTAATGAGGTGGACCCAGAGGACGCAGAGGCGGTCATCAAAGCGTTCAAGTTCCAAGGTATGGATAATCTTTCATCTTTTATCACTGAGCAGGAAGACCTTCAAGCATTCTTAATTCAACAAGTAAGAGATATTCTACTATGAAAGTGACCGGACTAAATGGTCTGGAATACATTTTAGACCTAAAGAAATATTCAAAACAAAGATCTAGATGTTCGTCTTACCACCGTATTGCTAGGGAAATCCTTGGAGAAAAGTTCAAGGGTTACTCTGTCTATGAAGAGGTAAAACTACCGGGAACGGTTAATCCCGCTAAAAAATCCGTTTTATACCTTGACTTTTACGTCCCGAACGCTAAAATAGGTATTGAGGTTCATGGAGAACAGCACTTCAAGTTCGTTCCCTTTTTTCACAAAACGAAGGCTGGATTTCTTTTCTCTCAGATGAGGGATCGCCATAAGGCTGACTGGTGTGAGATCAATGAGATTGAGCTAATCGTTTTCAACTACAGTGACCCTGAAGAATATTGGAGAAAGCAAATTGAGTGCTGCTGCTGACAGGCTGAAAGAGTTTCTCGGAAGAATTGATGAGTATATTACTCTGAAGAACGCTAGTCCTACGGTGTTTAAAGCTGATTTCGCTATGGCGGAAACCTTTGATCTGGCGACCCTAGATACCTTAACCCAAGACGAGTGCTTCAATTATGCCTTTATGCTGTATCAGTATGCCGACCACATTGCTAGCGAGCGTGCTGGTCAGGAAAATGTGGCCCGTTGGTGTAGCACATCTCTTAACAGCATCTACGCCCAAGAGTTTGATAGCCAAGTGATTGCTAAACATGAGATTAAAGTGGCTAGGGTTCTCTTGGAGAATGAACTAGCCAGCAAAATCTATGACTGGAAGGAAGTCGCGGACTCCAGATTGGCAAAGTTAGTAAACCGTGAACAAAACATACGGCGAAAGGCCGATATTCTAATTGATAAAGGAAGGCGAAAATGAGTGCGGAAATTCTAAGAAAGATGTTTGACGCATTATCTCCAGAAGATAAGAAAGAAATCATGGGGGAAATCATGAAAGATGTCACCAAACGACTTACGTCAACACAAGCTCCTGAGGTGGACCCTGTGGAGCGAAACGAGACCGAGAGACCAGTGTACAAACCTCAAACACGACAAGCGGTCGTAAACGAAGATTTCTCTGTGACACCTATTGAGAACCCCAAGGGTCATAGGACACCTGTCAAAGCTAAGACCAATCAGTGGTCAGATACGGGAGAAAGTCGCGACGAAGAGTTTGACGCCTCTAAGTACGAAGAAATAGGCAGGACACCTCGTACTAGACAAGCCCCAGAGATAGTAGATGTAGAGTGTCATGTTTGTAAGAAGATGTTCACGGCAAATGTAAGTACTTTGTATGGAACATTTCACCGTTGTGGTCGTTGTGTAGGAAGATAATTGAGTATGGATCAGAAACTCTCAGACGTTGGTGCTGAACGGGCCGTCTTGGCAGGACTCTTTAGCTATGGGCTTAATGCCTATGTAGAGATAAACGACGTTATCGACCACGGTAGCTTTGCCCACCAGAACAATCAGGTCATCTATAGATGTATCGAGAAGGTTCTGCAAAATGAGGCGGTTGTAGACGTACCAGCCATCTTATCTGCTGCACAACAACTCAACCTATCTGACGTTATCAGTACAGATCAGGAGTTGGAATACATCGGTTCCTTGATGGAGTTTCCCATTAAGCAGGACAATGTTCTTTTCTTCGCGGCACAGATTAAGAAGTTTGAGTTTGCTCGTAGTGCCAAACGTATTGCTAAGAAGATTGAGAGGGGTATTGACGATATCAATGGTGACGAATCCATTGATGATATCATCGGCATCGTAGAAAACCCTTTGATGGAGTTCTTACGAGACGATGAGAACGGTCAAAAACCCGAACAGCTTGGCGATGGTGCCGATGACTACCTACAATTCTTGATAGAGAATAAGTGTGACCAAATTGGTCTGACCTCTGGATATCCTAGGTATGACGCGGTTATCGGAGGTGGACTAAGACGCAAGTGTATTGATATCGTCTCCGCACGTCCCGGCGTTGGTAAGTCTGTATTTGCTGACAACGTGGCACTCCACAACGCTCGTAACGGTATTCCAGTAATTATGCTGGACACCGAGATGAGTAAAGAGGACCATATGAACAGGCTGGCCGCTCATATTAGTGGTGTGCCTATTAACGAGATTGCCACGGGTAAATTCTCAGAGACTGAGGAAAAGTACATCGCTGTCAAGGCCGCGTTCGAAGAGATCAAGGCTCTACCATACACCTACGTTGGTGTTGCTGGTGCTCCATTTGAGACGATTGTAAACACGATCAAACGTTGGATTCTACGGGAGGTTGGACAGGATGAAGAGGGTCGTACTAACGACTGTTTGGTGGTATACGATTATCTCAAACTCATGTCTTCCTCTGGTATTTCCAATAATATGCAAGAGTATCAGGCCCTAGGGTTTCAGATTACTACTCTACACAACCTTTCTGTTAAGTATGACTTTGCCTGTATATCATTTATTCAATTGAATCGAGATGGAATCACTAGAGAAGACACCTCTGTTGCTGCTGGGTCAGACCGCATTATCTGGCTTTGTACCTCATTTACTATCTTTAAGCTAAAGTCCCAAGAGGAAATAGCCGAAGATGGTCCTCAGTGCGGAACCCATAAGGCTGTCGTTAAGAAAGCTAGACATGGTGGAGGTTTAGTGGACGGTAACTATATCAACTTTAGTATGGACGGTGCTCACGCTAGAATCACAGAGATCAGTACTAGAGATGAGGCTAGAACTAACCCCAATGGTGCTCTAGAGGGTGCCAATCAACCTATCGAAGAAGACGATTAAAGGGATAATAATGGACTGGGAAGATCAAGTACGTTTCCTGAGAGACTGTGATACATGGGAAAAGAGGGTTCTCAGCATGTGTATAAACAAAGAGGGTCGGGCGGTGGTTCACGACTGTTTTACTAGGATGAGAGACCAACTGAGGGTTTATAGGGATTTAGAGGAGATTCACAATGGGCGGGACTAACGACTACCAATTTTTGGACGTTCCAAGAAATTGTATAGAAGCGGTGATTCCAATCTGCCCACTGTGTCATGATACAAAGTGTACTGAAATCCCCTTACAAACAGTCATCTTAACCATAGACGCTCCATACCGTACAGAGTGCCACTCTTGTAAGAGATGGTGGAATACACGCAGAACCAAAATTAGGATATGAA